AGCTCCCAGAGACGTTCACCAAGCGCATCTGGCCCGCTCAGGTCCCAACGACCGAGGAGATAGCGGGCTATGGCTTGGACCTGGCTCCCCGCGTCAGGCGGATGTTCGATGCCGGTCTCTACGGTCAGCCGACCGATCCCGAGCGCTTCAACATGGACGAGCTCATCGATCGCCGGGCCGAGTACGGCGCTGCCGGCTACCAACTGCAGTTCATGCTGAACACCAAGCTCTCCGACGAGGAGCGCTTCCCGCTCAAGCTCAAGAATCTGATCGTGATGCCGGTGCCGCCCGCCAAGGCACCCGTGGACGTCTTCTGGCTCCCCAATCCCGACAGGGAACTCAAGGACCTCCCGAAGCACGGTATGGCAGGGGACAACCTCTACGCCTCCGCAGGACACTCCAACGAATGGCTCGAGTTCCAGCAGCGCGTCATGTCCATCGACCCCTCGGGGCGCGGCAAGGACGAGACCGGTTACGCGGTGGGTTTTCACCTGGCCGGGAACATCTGGGTCCCTGAGGCCGGTGGTCTGCAGGGTGGCTATGATCCCGAGACATTGGATCTTCTCGCCAAGACCGCCAAGAAGCACCGCATCCAGACGCTGGTGATCGAAAGCAACTTCGGTGACGGCATGTTCGCGAAGCTCCTAGAGCCGGTCCTGCTGCGCCATAGCGTGACTGCAGAGATCGTCGAGGTCCGCTCGACCACCATGAAGGAGCAGCGCATCCTCGACGTGCTGGAGCCGGTGGTCACCGCTCACCGACTGATCGTGTCCCCCGAGGTCTTCGAGGAGGACGACAAGAGCATCCAGAAGTACGAGAGCCTGATCAGGAGCCACAAGTCCCTGTTCCACCAGATGACCCACATCTGCCGCGAGAAGGATGCGCTGCGCTTCGACGACCGCGTGGATGCCCTCGCGATGCTCGTGGGGCACTTCGTGGAACTGATGAGCCAGGACGCCCAGAAGGTGGCCGACAGGGAACGCGACGAGTGGCTGCAGGCCCAGATCGCCAAGCTCCACGAGAGCCCTCTGAACCGAGGGTTCGCCCCAAGTTCAGCTGGCAGCTGGGCTGGAGACCGGGTGGTGTAGTAGACATGATTGGGAGGGAAGACACTAGATGTAGTCCTTCCCAATTACCCCCTCATACAGAGGGGAGACAGAACTAACCCTAGATATCTCATGGCTGGATATGGATATGATCAGTGATGAGATATTAGGAGATACCAGCTTAGGGACACTGAGAGATATCTCATAGTGAACTCAAGGTATCTCTACTCGGTAAGCTGTACCTCGGTTGCCTGTAGGATGGATGGTAGTCAGTCCTCCTCAGGCCACTCCCTAAGGCACTCTCGTTGACACTGAGGAACCGACTGGCTCCCGTAGTGATCGACACACCGCTGGACGCAGAGTTCCCGCTGGCGCTGCTGATCTCCCGCGAGGGACCCTTGGGTTCCCCCGAGGATCACCGCCAGGATCGCGGCTGCTCGGAACACTATCCTGATCACCGATGAGTTCATGCTGGTTCACTTCCGCTTGCTTGGGGGTCCTTGGGGTCCACCCATCGGCCCGTTGGGGTGAGTTCGTGGACGGGCACTTCCATGGCAGTCCCCTCAATAGCCGCAGCTTCCTGCTCCTTTATCCACTCCAAGGTCCCCCAGCCGATAATGAGAAAATCATCGTTGAGCAGGTTATAGCGCTTCGCCTGATAGACTGTGATTGTAACCATCTGTCCCTCCCAGTGGTTGCGGACCTTTTTGCGAAAAATCTGTTTCCCCTTTACGTATACACCCAGCACCCTAATCCCCCCGTGCCCCCTAGGTAAACTGCCGGGTTCCGGCCCTATACGCGCCATCATTGGCACACTTTCTGGCACACGAAGGCCTAAGCCGTTGAAATCATTGGCATGCGATTGGATATAGCATCCGATGACGCATGGTGCTTGGGTTATCTTAGGGTTTCCACAGGGATGGAATGCCGATTCCACCTTGGAACATTCGTTCCCTCTTGTTCCCTCCCACCTTTTTTGCCCAAGGGAAACCCGAGGGCTCCCTGCGTTTCCCGAGGCTCCACTCCCAGGCACGCCAGTAACCAATAGATACCGTTCCGCGCGCGTTCCTATACCGGACAAGGCGGCAACCCAAGGGCTCCTAGCGCTCAACGCAAGAAAGATCGCAGTGTTTTCAAGCACTTATAATTTTATCTGCGTTATCGTAGATTTTTCTGTTGACGCAATCGCCTGCGTTATCGTAGGTATTGGCCACACAAGAGACGAACACGGAGACACGACGGACCACCAAGGCCTAGCCCGCCTGCCCTAAGGGGAAAGACCCTAGCTCACCTAGCAGTGCCTCGCGGCCACTAGGCTCATAGAGCGACCGACTGGTGCTCATGCCCGTAGCGATAGTGGACGGGAAGAAGCGGTCTCCAGCGGCGAAACACTCACAAGGTGTTTCTCATGGGGTTCCCAAGGGGACCCTATCGGAAACACCTTGACTATCAACCGGTGCCCGATGGCATCGCGAACACCACGGAGATCAGCGGTCGCAACCGTCGCTGCCAATGGTGTGTCAGTCTCGCCCCTAGGTTTGCGGTCAGGGGCCACGGCATTCAAAGCCGGTGCTGCTGAACGGCAGCGTCGATAGTCGAGGTGCGTCCAAATCTCTACGTTATCGAAGGCAATCGCACCCATGTTCAAGTCGGCAACCATCCGCAGCGGCGGCAACGCCAAGACCATCAAGGGCGACAAGGGCGGCGAGTACGAAACCGCCATCATGTACCTCGCGCCAGCATCGCAATCCCTCATGGGCAACGTGTGTCCCATGGCGCAACAGGCTGGTTGCGAAGCTGGCTGTCTCTCCAAGGCTGGCCGGGCTGGCATGTTCTCCAACATCGTCGAGGCGAGGATCGCCAAGACACGCCGCTACCTCAAGGACCGCTCGGCGTTCATGGCTGAGCTTGTCCGCGACATCGAAGCGTTCGTTCGCTACTGCCAGCGCAAGGGCGTCAAGCCAGCGGTTCGACTGAACGGCACCAGCGACATCCAATGGGAGGTGGCGCACCCGTGCTATCGCCGCATCGAAACTAGTGATCCGGCGCAGCTGAACCCAGCCTGCTACTGGTCGATCTTCCATGCGTTCCCTGAGGTGCAATTCTACGACTACACCAAGGTCTACAAGCGCGCCTATCGGACCCTGCCGTCCAACTATGCGCTGACACTGAGCTACAGCGAGGCGAACGAGGCTTACGCCGAGGCAGTAGTGAAGGCGGCTCATGACACCGGCATCAACGTGGCCGTGGTCTATCGCTATAAGTTCCTGCGGGACAGCCGCGTCGTGTCCATGGATACCATCGGCGCGATGGGTGGCACGTGGCTTCACCGTCCCGTCATCGACGGTGACGAAACCGACATGCGCTTCACCGATCCGCGCGGCGTGATCGTCGGGCTCTACGCCAAGGGGCCCGCTAGGCGCGACAGGTCCGGCTTCGTCGTCGGCTAATCTCCACGTTATCGCAGGCAATTCCCACAACCGTTCCTATACCGGAGCACCACCATGTCATCGACCACGTTCGTTTCGCATAAGGGCATCACCCATCCCGAGAACAGCACCGACTATTGGAAAGCGCGGGATCGCCTTGAGGCTTCCGGCTGGGTGCTGCTCGGGTCTGGTTGCTACGGGGCGGTCTATAGGCATCCCGATTGCCCGGACACGGTATTGAAGATTGGGAGGTTCTTCGGCGGCGAGGCTCGGGACGGCTGGCTGAACTACGTCAAGGCCAACGTCAAGACACGGTCGGCCCACGCTCCCAAGGTGTATGCGGTCGAGGTCTACGACCACCACTATTACGCCGAGATGGAACCGCTCATCCACATGGATCAAGCGCGCTTCGAAGCCGAAGGACTGGACACCTATCGGCACGAACTCGGCGACAACATGCGGGACATGACGCCGTCCATGCGGGCTTTCCAGCGCCGCAACGAGCGCATCCTTCGGCACCTTGGCGACAACGGCACCCCGCTCACCATCGACTGCCACCGCAACAACTACATGGTGCGACCGTCGACGGGTGAAACCGTCCTGACGGACCCTTGGGCAAACTGAGGGGAGCCGCGACGATGAAACGCCCTCCCCTGCAAGACATCACCCTGTTTGTCTCCAACGCCCGTGCCCTGTTCGCGGCCCGTGCCGCCATACGGCCGGGGGAAACCTTCAGGGTCACCCGAGGCAGAACCCATTGGTACGACGGAACGACCGACCTCGGGTTCCGCGTGACGATCTTCAACGAAACCGGAGAGATCGAGAGGTTCCTCTGATGACCATCGAAATCATCGTCGCCTGCATCTTGTGGGCGGCAATCATCGGCGGCTGTGCCGCATTCGCAATCAAGACCCAGAGGGAACCCAAGTGACCTATACCGCGCCGCGCCAAGTCGCCAACCCTCTCCGCGTCCTCGTCGCCTGTGAATACTCGGGCACCGTCCGCCGCGCCTTCGCCGCTCGGGGTCACGACGCATGGTCCTGCGATTTCCTGCCGTCCGCCGATCGCTCGAACAAGCACCTGATCGGCGATGCCCGCGACTTCATAGGCATGGGCTGGGACCTGTTGATGGTCGCTCACCCACCATGCACCCGCCTGTGCAACTCAGGGGTCCGCTGGCTCTCCGAACCGCCCGGCAAGCTCACCGCCGAGCACTACAGAGTCCGTGAGATCGAGGCCTACAAGACCATGAGCCGCGACGAGCGCTTGGCGTTCATGTGGCGCAAGCTCGACGAAGGAGCAGCGCTGTTCTCGGACCTGTGGAATGCGCCCATCGAGCGCGTCTGCATCGAGAACCCAGTGATGCACCAGCATGCCAAGGCGCGCATTCGCAACTACGCCGAGTTCGGCCAGTCGGTCCAGCCGTGGCAGTACGGAGACCCCGAGAGCAAACGGACGTGCCTTTGGCTCCGTGGTCTCAAGCCGCTCGTGCCGACCTACAGCACATGGGAGGAGTGCCGCGAGGCCTTGGGGCTCCCCGAGGACGCCAAGCCGCTGCAGCGTGTCCACAGCGTCTCGCCTGGCCCCGCCCGTTGGGCCGAGCGCTCGAAGTTCTTCGACGGGATCGCCAACGCCATGGCCGACCAGTGGGGCGATCTCCCAGCGGCACCCTTCCTATACCGCGAGGCAGCATGAAGCCCCTCTGCCTCTTAGGTCTCCACCGATACCGCAAGGCTGTCAGGCCCATGCCACCTGTTGGCCCGTGGCCATGGTCGCAGCAGTTCCGCTACTGCCTGCATTGTAGGAAGGAAATCACGAAATGATCGTCTACAACGTCCAGCGGCGCTGGTTCACCATGAAGTCCGACGCCGAGATACACCGCAGGACCCTCAAGCTCCCGCCGAGAGCGCTCTACACGCTGCGTGTCGACGACCGCGAGGACCTTGCGGACCTCCTCAACGGGTTGTGTGGCGCTGGCCCACAGATCGACGGCGCGAACCCTAATCCGCCGCCAGAGGTCATCGAGCGCAACCAGATCACCAACGAGCCACCCGACTTCGTCCCGAGGTTCCTCGTGAAGGACTGGGAGAACCGCACGAAAGGCATCTATCGATGACCATCTACGTCTGCCAGAAGCTCGCCTCCTATACCGAGCGCGGCCACAAGTGGCTCCTCGGGACCGAGCATCCTGATGGCTCCCGAACGCCCCTCGGGTTCCACCGGACACGCAAGGCCGCTAAGGTCGTCGCCGGGCTCCTCGCCGGTCGGCAGGGAAAGGTTGAGGTGCGTGAGAAGCCAATACGGCTCGACGCCTGGAGGGTTGACGCATGCGAGTGATCGGGGTGGCCCTGTTCGTGCTCACCTTCATGGCCATCGGATCTTATGCGACGGCCGAACTGATCATCTACCTGCAGCGGCCCTAGCCCACTCGGTGCCCATAGACGCGGACGATGGCGTTAGCCCGTCCCTGACACGCGTAGCAGGCCTTCTCGCATTTGAAATCGCATAGCAGCCGAGCGACTTCGGCGGTGGTCGGCTTCTTCGCTGCCGCCATCAGCTTCAGGCCTACGAACAGGGCGGTATCTGGCGAGAGAACCACCTGACGCTTCTCGTGAGCCCTGACCAAGATCAGCGCCGCCAAGTCTTCCTCATTCGACCATCGCCTATCCACAGAAACCATCTCCACCGTGGGCCGCTGGGTCCCCCGCGCTTGCCCGCATGTCTCAAATCATTTACCCTTAGGTATATAGTCCTAACATGGAAATCGACTACCTCCTGGCGATTATTTGCTTCGGAATTCCCACCGGGTTGGCCGTCTGGTCACTGGTCTCAGCGATCAGGGAGAGCAAGGCATGACCTATACCGACACCAACCGACACGGCTGGCTCGACCGCTGGCTCGACGGCCGAGACTGAAAGGTAAAGCGTGACAGGACCCGGATAGAAGCCCAACTGGACCAAGACGAAAGCACTGTAGACTAAGGGGTTATGCGACATCCTGTCCCCTTAGGAGCCTCACGGCTAGTTGATAACTCCACGATGACGCAGAGAACCCAAGTTGTAGGGAGTAGGGGTTCCGAGCGTGCTCATGGCAACACTGTACTAAGGACAAACGATGTGGAAATTTACTTTCACGAACTCCCACGGCCTCCCGGTGGGAACCCTTGAATTACCTGCAGAAGATGACTTCCACGCCTTTGATCTCGGACACGAGCACTTGGGCCTCGGTACCTTCCCCGGAGCCGTCGACTTCTCGGTCGAGGACCTCGAACCCATTTCCCCAAATATTGACGATAACAGGGAAACTCCTGTAACGAAGAGTTCCCCGTAACCCCACACAATTCCCGAGGGACCACCATGGCAACCGCTGACGCCTCAACGTTGCACTCAATCATTTCCACGCTTAGCCGGTTCAATCAGTTCGATCCCAAGATGCAGGTGTCCACCGTTCTGACCCTGCTGGAGATTGCCTCGGCTGAGGAGCGCGGCGACAGCATTTCGGTGCAGGATATCGAGAAGCGCGTAGGGCTCCAGTCGGGCACCTCGTCACGCAACGTCTACTACTGGGCCGAGGGCCACAAAGACATGCGCGGCGGACATGAGATGGTCAGCATCGGGTTCGACCCGGATGACCGCCGCAGGCGTTCCCTGAGACTGACCAACAAGGGGAAGGCCTTTATTCGCGAGTTGGTCGGAGGTGGAAATGGCTAGAAAACGAGGTAACAAGTGGCAGGCCGACGTGAAGATCGACGGGGTGCGCAAGCGTCCGTCGTTCGACACCCAGGCCGAGGCCGAGAAGTATGAGAAGCAGGTCGAAGAAGGGGTCACCGAGCCCTCCTCGGTGAAGCTGTCGGAGTTCATCAACCAGCACTTCAACCTGCTGTGGGGTAAGACGAAGACCCCGCAGACCAGCCGCATCAACTGCAACGTCCTGATCAAGTTCCTCGGAGCGGACACGCTGCTACCCGAGATCAAGACCGCCAAGGTGATCCAGCTGATCAACGACATGGAGACGGCGGGCAAGTCCCCGGCGACCATCAACCGGAAGCTCTCGACGCTGTCGAAAATCCTCAAGCTGGCTGTGCGCCTGGAGGTGATCGACAAGCGGCCGGAACTCGACTTCCAGAAGGAAGGTGGAGCACGGGACCGCGTCATGTCGAAGGACGAGGAGGTCAAGGCCTTCCTATACCTCGACCACCTCGGGCTCGATCAGAGCGCGGCGCTGGTGCGCTTCCTGCTCTACACCGGCTGTCGGTACGGAGAAGCTCGCAAGCTCGTCCGAGCAGACGTCTCCAAGGGAAGGGTCACCTTCCGTGACACCAAGAACGGGTCGACCCGCCAAGTGCCCCTTGTGGGCCCTGCCCTCGAAGGCTGGAAGGCAATCTGCCGACTGACCAACGTCGAAGCCCCGTTCTCGGCGCTGCCCAAGGAAACGTTTCGGGGGCACTGGGCGAAGCTCTGCGGCCATCTGGAGATCACCGACGAGGCATTCGTCCCGCACTGCCTCAGGCACACCTGTGCCACCCGTCTGGTGATCGCCGGCGTGCCGCTGCCACAGGTCATGAAGTGGATGGGCCACAAGAACATCCAGACGACCATGCGGTATTCCCACCTCGCCCCCAAGGACCTCGACAAGGCCGCCGAGGCTCTGCTACAGGCCGCTTAAGCGCGTGTGGTGGAATTGGTAGACACAGCAGGTTTAGGTCCTGCCGCCGCAAGGTTTGGGGGTTCGAGTCCCTTCACGCGCACCACAAAAAGGGCGCGGAATGTCGGGGCACCTGCTCACCATCATCCTAGTCGGCCTCGCCTGTGGCGTGGCGAACGTCGCCTGGCAGAAGCTGGTACAGAAGCGGGACAAAGTCCGCTGGTTTTGACTGTGCCAAGGCTGTGCCAAACGGTGCCAAATCCGGCACAATGTGACAGCCCAAACCCCGGAAAACGTGGGTTCCTGATCCAAAAATAGGATTTAGGTTCCAGTGCCGAAAGGCGTGGGGGTTCGAGTCCCTTCATCCGCACCAGATTTTACGTGCCGCACACCGCTTTATCTATTTGATTTTCTTATCTATTTTAGAACGGCGAAAACCGAATATATAAACGAGACGCACCATTTGCGCCCCAGTTTGTGCCCCAGCTTGCGCCCCACGGCGCGTCGATCGATCAGATCGCCGTTGTGAAATAGCCGCACACTAAGGATCATCGCGCCACTGCGGCTCACGACGAATCCTGATCGCCTCCAGGCGCCTGATCCGGAGACCCACAGCCTCACTCCCTGACGGGATGAAGGTGGAGACATCGAGCCGGCCGTGATCCTTACCTCCCTCGCACACCATGCGGTACATCAGGGAATCGACGTCGACGTCCCCGAAAATCTGGATCAGGTCGGACGGAAAATAGTTGTGCAGCCGCTTGCAATACCGGCATTTGACGCGGACGAGGCTGCGCTGGTCGTTGAGCTGCGACAGCGGAAAAATCTTCGACTTGGGCCAATACTGCTCGGGCATGACTCCGTGAAATGAGGAACATATTCCTCTTCCGTCAAGGTGGGCCTTGACACTTTTGTTCTCATTTCGTTCACTGTCGGCTTTCCAGCCACAGGAGGCAGAGATGCCACTCCGCCTGCAAATAGCGAATGCGTCATCGGAAGAGCTTGCCCGCGGCGTCGCGGCCGCCGAGGCCGTTTTTGGCCGGTCCGACGTTTCGATTGAAGATGCTGTAAACGGCATGTTCGCCGTCGATCTTTGGATGAGGGACAGATTTCCGGACCTTCCCGAACCCACCAAGGCACAGGAGGCCGCCGCGAGAGTGTGGTTTGAGGCCGAGCGCGCAGCCTGCGAAGCCTGCTGTGCGGGATGGCCGGCGGATAAGGACGGTCCACCCCTTCGGGTCCTGGGAATCGGGCCGGAAGAGCCAAAGGTGAAAACGGCCAATCTGGCGACATGGCCTGACAGGCAGCGACGCTACCCCGAGATCATCGAGCGCCTGGAAACCGCGACCGGCCCCGATCGGCAACTCGACATCGACATCTGCTACGTTATGGGGTGGGTAAACGAGCCAGGCACGCCAGAGGAGGCCGCCGAGATTGGTTTGCCCTATCTGACCGGCAACCTCGCTGAGGTCTTGGCGATCGCCGAGAAGTCCCTTCAGGGTTGGGTGATCGAGGTCGACCGGGATCCTTGCGACGCTCGCATCATCGAGCTGGAGCCCGGAGAAGACGACGACAGGAGCGTCGCCGCATGGCGCTGTCCCGATGGCCGGCTGCATATGGAGACACCGCCCGCCAACACGGCGATTGCGGTCACGCTGGCTGCAATGCGCCTGCAGGCCGACAACTTTCTGCCGCCGGCATGGTGAGGAGCCGAAGCATACCGCCGGCCTCGACGATCGATCGAGACTGGCCGCACCAGATCGCCCTGCCCGACGATCTCTGTGTCGCGCACAATCTGACGCTGATCCACGAATTCTGCGTCGAGCGCGGCTACGACTTCTGGATCCGCCATGTGCAGGCGATCTGGCCGAAGGGAAAGTACGAGGATTGGCGGCTGCATTGCTTCCGCGATCCAGCCGCCGCCGAGGCTTTCCAGGCTCATTTTGGCGGCATAGTCTTCGTGCCCGATCGAGATCGCGAAAACGGCCGGGCTCGCGGCGTCTGGCGCCGACAGGACGAATACAAGCGCATCCTCGACCAGGGGCCGCTCAGCGTGCCCGAAATCCTACGGAGCTAGGCCGCATGTGCAATCTCTACAATCTCACCACCAGCCAGGAGGCCATCCGGCAATGGACACGCGCAATGCGGGACGTGCTCGGCAATTTGGAGCCATCGGTTGACGTCTACCCCAACATGCCCGGCGCGGTGGTCCGCCACGCCCCTGATGGCCAGCGCGAGCTCGCGAGACTGCTGTGGGGCATGCCGACGCCGATAGAGCGCGTGAAGGGTAAGGCGGACTACGGCACCACCAACATCCGCAACCCTCAGTACAGCCACTGGCAGCAGTATGTTGGCGTCGAGCATCGTTGCGTGGTGCCGGTGACGAGCTTCGCGGAGCCCTCCCCTACGCCGAACGACAAAGATCCAGAGACAGGCATTCAGCGAAACTACTGGTTCGCCCGCGGCGAGGACCGACCGCTGTTCTTCTTCGCCGGCCTCTGGACGGCATGGAGCGGCGTTCGCCGGGTGAAGGATGGGCCGGGTGACTTTGAGCTCTATGGATTCATGACGACCGCCCCCAATGCGCTCATCAAGCCGATTCACGAAAAGGCCATGCCTGTCATCCTGACCACGGAGGAAGAGATCGAGACATGGATGACAGCGCCGTGGAGCGAAGCGAAACGCCTTCAGCGCACCGCGCCGGACAATGCCTTGATCATCGTCGACAAGCCGGCCACGCAGATCAAGTTTCCGCAACAGCCAACGCAGGGGTCATTGTTCTAGGAGTATCCGCCATGGACCACATCATCACGCTGGACAGCCGCCAGGAGGCCGAGCTTCAGGCGGTCGCCGACAAGTTCGTCCGCGTTCACAAGGGAGACGTCATGAAGGCTCTGAAAGAGATGATCGTACTCAATGGACATCTGCAGGAAGAACTCGACAAGCTCCAGCGGCCCCGAAGAGAACGCCTCATTTGACGTCCATCCCGGCAGCGATATTGTTATCGACATGATCAACCCGCCCAAACGCCAGGACGACTATCCGGATCGTCACATCGACTGCCAGGAGGCAATGGAGCCGGGTTTTCAGGCGATCGTGGATTGCATGCTCGAGGCCGGCTGGCACCGTGGCGAGACCTTCCAAGCACTTCGCCAACTGGTCGCTGCCGCCAAGATGGCGCAGCAGGAAAACGCCAGGCTTGAAGCGGAACTGGCCATCCTGCGCGCGCAGGCGCGAGCTGGTCGTGAGCCTAAGTAGCCCGCCTGAACCGCTAGACGCCTCGGCGCGAGGCCAAGAAGATCGCCCGCTAACCCCCGGCCCTCAATTCCGCCGCCAGCGCCTCCAGCGCCTCGACATCCTCGCCATAGGTCGCGGCGTGGGCTGGATATCTTAGCTGCTGCTGCCGATAGAAGTCGATCCAGCTGTCAAGCTGAGACAGCGGGAACGTCCCGCTCCAGCTTTCTTTGCCGTCTGTTTTGGTGAGGGTGAAAGTGCCTTTCACCGAATCGTATGTCGCGGTCGAACTCATACGGCCCTTATAGGGGCGGGGCCAGCCCGCAACAGCGGCGTCAATCCTCTACCGCCGATTCGTCCACTTCCGCTTCCATAGTCGCAGAAATCGGCGTGATCGCCGCCCCTATCGCCTCGCCGTCGAAGCCCTGGAGCCAGGCGTCGGCATGCTCCCGCCAGAACGCCGGAACGACCCGTTCCTTGCCGTCCTTGCGGGCCTGCTGGCCGTACATCCAGGAGTAGATGATCCGCTCCTGATCCTTCTTGGCGACCGCCATCGCGTTCTCTCCCCTATGCCGACTTGCGCTTCCATGCAGCCTTCGGCCGTTCCTTGATGCCTTCCTTGGCCAGGCTTAACTCGGAAGATCAGT